TCTCTTGCCTCTAGTCTTTAGCAAGAACATTGTAGCTAAGGTATCACCCCTAGCAATCCTCTCCATCAGCTTTTGTTCTCCAAAGTCAAGCATTATCTCTTCAGGCTCTATTTCAGCCAATCTCTTAGCAAAGTCAGCATCATCCTTCAACCAAGTCTTATACTGCGTCCTACCTACTCCAGAAGCCTCACAAGATATGGTGATATTGCCAAAGTTCTCCTTATAAGCTATGATAAAAGCCTCTTTAGCTATTTCCTTGAATTGTGCGTTCATATTATCTATTCTTTGTTGGTGTGCGTATTGATATTATGCTAGATACCTTCTTTTCTAGATTGTCATACCCAACCCATTTGCCACAGTTAGTACATTCAAACTCAGTAGTCTTGATTTGACTAAACCAAACATATCCATCAGTCTTAGTACCACATTTACAAGTGTACTCTCGTTTGCCGTAAGTGTCTTTCATTACATTCCTTGTTTTAGTTGACGACATAACAAACGATAACCTTTAGTCTTGTAACTTCTTTTAATGTTTCGTTTCATCCTCATTATCCTCCTAAGCATAAAAGCTAGTGTAATATAGGAAATCATGTCAAATGTTTAAAAATGTTAAAATCATTGTTTTATATCAGAATATTGGGGGGCACATGGGGTCTACCCTATCGGTCACGCTAAAAAATAGGGTAGGGGGTCTATATGGTAGAGTGGGGGAGGGCTTGAATGTTCAAACATTAATTTATTCATGCTTTGTCCTCTACCATTTAACATAATAAATATTATAAGCTGTTTGCTCTCTCCTATTCATGTGGTCAATTATTGGTTAGTGTGTCCGCTAAATTAGGTATTAATATTTAATGATTGTTAGGTCACTCAAACGGCAAAAGTAAAAAACACTAGATCTATTCTATTAATATACTACTTACTAATTAAAGTATATATACTTAAGTAGTTAATTACTTACTATATTAATATAGTATTAAATTAGTTATTACATACTTTATACTAGTATACTATATAATTATATCCTCCAGGGATCGCTCCAGGTTAAAAATAATTTATAAATATTTATATATTTTTGAACTTTGTATACATTAGATCCTTATCTTTATATCCTAAACAAAACAAAACATATGCAAAACTTAAGCAACTTTCTATTGATCTACTCAATAGTATTATTCATTCTTATCTTATCAAAGTCGGCTAAATTATTTACTGACTATCTATTAACTAAAATAAAATAACATGATAAACATTATTGATCTAGTGATCTACTTAATTATTGGGACTCTAGTAATTACCTTAATCAAAACAATTTTACAAGAACTACAAAACAAATAAACAATGTCAACTACACTACAAAACAAAACAAACGTTAACAGTTATAAAGCTGTCAAGAATTTACTAAGCAAAGGAAATACCAATATTAAAACAGCAAAGAACGATCTAGAAACCTTTATTCTCTATATGGCTCCCGCAAATCAAGTGACAGGCTTAAATCTTTGTCCTTTTGCGTCTACGGGTTGCAAATCGTCCTGTCTATATAGTGCGGGACGTGGTAGATTTTCAAACGTGCAAGAGTCAAGAATCAATAAAAGTAAATTTTGGGGATATGACCGCTCAACCTTTTACATTCAATTAGCTGAGGAAATTTTAAAAATACATGATAAAGCAATAAAGCATGACAAAAAAATAGCCATTCGTTTGAATGGTACCTCAGACATTGACCACTTAGACTTATTAAATAGATATTCAGGTATTGATTTCCTAGAAACATTTTACGATAATTTACTTTTTTATGACTATACTAAGAACTACAACCACATAAAAAAGTATATTGGATCAACTTATAAGATCACTTTCTCAAGATCTGAAACAAACGAAAATGACGCCTATTTAACACTAAAAAATGGCGGGAACGTGGCAATAGTTTTTGCGGATCAATTGCCCCAATTTTGGAACGGTTACCCCGTTATTAATGGAGATGAAACCGATTTAAGGTATTTCGATCCTATTAATGTAGTGGTAGGGCTTAAAGCTAAAGGGGACGCTAAAAAGGATCAATCGGGTTTTGTAGTTAGATAGTAGATAATTAAGGGAACCCTAAAAAAGTTCCCTTTATCCTTTGCCTAATTGGTAGGTTTATGCGTTCGATCCGCACAAAGGAACAAACCAAAACAAAATAAAATGAACATTTACGGACTAAAGGAGCTAATTAACGCAATGGAGAAACAAAACAACCCAAACGATCGTTATATGCTCGAATTTTACAAAGATCTATATAACGAACAATTGCAACAAATTGCTGACAAAGTACAAAAGGAACTAGATGAACAAAGTAAAAAAAGTTGGTTTGAACATTTAGCAAGATAAAGCCAAATAAGACAGTCAAATAAAATTTTAATGATATGATAAGCTAAAGAAAAGATATAGCCAAAATAAGCCTAAAAATAGGCGTAAAATTGATATTTATATCTGTTAAGGTATACCTATGCAATTTCCAGGACAATTGCCCTTGCAACTGTTTTGTAGTTGCATATGTCAAAAACCTAGCAAAAAACCCACAAAAACCCTTGGCAAAAATCTTTGACAAAAACCCTACAAAAACCCCACAAAAATTTGGTGGGACAAAAACTTTTATATATTTTTAAACATTCAAATAAACAAAACAATGCAAAAAACCTCAATGACTTGGTCGCTAACAAACCAAGCAAAAAACCCCGAAACAAACGAAACCGTATACACATATATGGATTCAGTTGGTAGGATCTTTAAAATGGAGTCACATCCCAAAAAACCTTTTACATATTTGACAGAGGCTACAGAGTCAGTAAGTAGAAAGGAACAAGCAAAAATCTTGGACGGTTACATTCAGAACGGAATCAGACAACACGATTTTGTTGGAGGATTTCAGGAGGCAATATCAAAAATCACAATTTAAAACTATAAACTATGTTAAAGCAAATCTATTTAGAACTAATCAGAAGCGGAGTAAATCCAAGAGACTACACATTGGCTAATGAAATTGAAGAAACAGACGGTCAAATTAATTTAGATAAGGATTTTTATATACAGATAGGCGATTCCTATCTACTACTATGGAAGTCTGTAGAAGGTGGAGAGAAATTATTATTTGATATTAATACACATCAAATAGACAACACAAAAGCAGTTAAGCAATTTATAAATAAAGTAAAAACACAATTAAACTAAACAAAATGAAAAAAGTAGTAATTAGCACAAGAGCAGTATACCATAAGTATGCTGAAGTAACAATCGAAGTCCCTTTAAATATCCCGAATGAGGATGTTAACGAATGGATTGCAAACAATGATAATTTTAGTGAAGAACTTGATCAAAAACTTTCAGAAGCTGAATTCGAATTTGGTTTTGGTATTAATGGTAATATGAATGAAATAGATCAAGATAACGAAACTAGATTTGACGTCTATAATTCTAAAGGTGAAATCACTTGGGGAGGACATTGTTAATCATATAAAAAAACCTATGGCAAAAATACTAGTGGCTTGTGAAGAAAGCCAATCTATTACTAAAGAGCTTCGTGATTTAGGTCACGAGGCTTTTTCTTGTGACATTCTACCTTGTAGTGGTGGTCATCCCGAATGGCATATACAGGCGGATGTTTTTACGATCGTTAACCAAGGATGGGATCTAATGATCGCACATCCTCCTTGTACTTTTTTATCTGTAAGCGGTGCTAGGCATCTTTACAATAAGGATGGATCTAAAAACCTTGAACGATGGGAGAACCAAAAAATCGCCTTAGATTTTGTCCAAAAACTTATGGATTGTCCGATCCCACGAATAGCAATCGAGAATCCTGTATCGGTTATATCAACAAAAATCCGTAAGCCTGATCAAATTATTCAGCCATATATGTTTGGCGATGAAGCTACAAAAACAACCTGTTTATGGCTCAAAAACCTTCCAAAGCTTATACCGACTAAGATGGTTGGTAAAGGTGAAAGAACTGTTTTTAAGAGTGGTAAATCGCATCCCAAATGGTATGCTGATGCTTTAGTCAACGCAAAAACTCCTGCTGAACGTAGAACCTTAAGATCGAAAACCTTCCAGGGCATCGCCAGGGCAATGGCAGATCAATGGACTAAAAATCTTTTATGATTTCCTTAACAAAAAACCTGCTAAAAACTTTAAATATATCCAAAAACTTCCTAATTTTACACTTTATAAACAAAACAAAAAACCTATGAAACATTTAGTACAAACAGATTATGTTATTTATGACAAAGCAAACGATAACCCATTACAAGATTCTTATGGAAGGGTTATATTATTTGGTGACAAATCAGAAGCGATAAATGATTGTTACGGCAATGAAACAGTAGTTTCTTGCACCGAATTGCCAATGCACTGGAAACTTGAAATATTAAACCAAATTAATTTATAATAACATGCACCAATTAATTACACTATCTGATCGGATGAAGTGCGGTATTACTGGCACAATCATCGACAAAGGCGAACAAGCCTATTACAATCACCAGACAAAAACTTGCATACATCCATTGGAATATGAGAAGAATATGCAACAAGTTAAGATTGGAGATCCAAAAACCTACTTTACTAGACACCAAAAACTTAACAAATAAAACAAACAACACATGAAATTCGAATTTGTACAAGACACAGACTTAATTTTAGGTAGTACAATGTACTACACAAAGCAAGAAGGTATCATCATTAGTGGATCATTTAACAAGGATAAGGATGAAGCTTATGCCATCTTTGAAAAGCTAAGTAGTGGTATTCCATTAAGAAAAACAGAAGTATTAGAAACAAAAACCTTACAAAAACCTTCACAAGAGTAAAAACAAAAAAAATGCTGAAACTAACCCTCGAACAAAAAAAGAAAGGTATCAAAGAAGAGTTTACCTATGTAAACAGTAACGGACGAATGTCAAAACAATACACCTACAGAGGGATGTATATTACTTGGGACAACCAAATCCTACATGGCAAATGGTATTACTGGAGAGCTAGTTATTACGGATCTTTAGATGCCGCAATCACAGGAATAGACAGGCACATTAATCACTATAAAACTAAATAAACAATGTTAGAAATCACAGACCACAAAAGCCTTTTTAAATATGGCGACATGAAAAAAATCATGGAAATCACTGGATATAGTCGTTATGTCATAGAAACTAGACTAAAGAACAATGACTACGAGATGACAGAGTTGATAAAAACCTTTTACGACAAAAAACTTGAACTACTTAAAAACCAAATATGGGAGCATCAGAAATAAGCTATTACGTTATGCCAGGACTAAAACATAGAGAAATAAGATTTGACCAAGTTATTAAAACAGTATGTGAAGTCATGAAAATTGATAGATTTAAGTTACTTACGCCAAACAGAAGTAAAAGCTTGGTTTTTGGTAGGAATATGTGTTACTTTATTTTTAGACGTTATTTTTCTATGACACTAAAAGAGATAGCACAAGCATTCGACAGAGATCACACTACAGTTATTCATGGACTTGTAACATTCCAAAATGACATAGAATGCATCAAATTTTATAAAAATCAGTTCTTAGACGTACAACAAACATTAGGCTTACACACAAACAACAAAAAACTAAATATTTTAACATCAAACTAAACATTATGCTATCATCATTCTCAGAACTAAACGAATCAGACAAAAAACTATTTGTCGCTAAAATCATCCACAACATCAACTATAGCCAATCAAGTTTTGATACTATGGCTGCATTAGTAAAGATGTGGGATGAATACCCTAGAAGACAAGCAACTTTTTTTACACAATTTAACACATTAACAAATGGAACTGCAAACAACTAACACCCAAATTCAGACTCCTAGTTACCAAATGGTCAACAAGGACTCAATGCTTTCTTTATCTAACGAGCTTAAACGCTTTGTAAAGGATGCACACCTAGTATCTAACATTAAAGGAAAGGACTATTGTAATGTAGAAGCATGGCAGATGGCAGGTGCTTCATTAGGCTTATTTCCTATCATTACAAGCGTACAAGACTTATCAAGCGAAACTGAGGTTAAGTATATGGCTACTTGCGAGGTTAGATCGTACCAAGACAATAAGTTAGTATCAGTAGGTATAGCAATATGCTCTAACAAAGAGGGTAGCAAAAAATTCTTTGATGAGTATGCAATCTTATCAATGGCACAGACTAGAGCAGTAGGTAAAGCATTCCGTAATCAGTTAGCATGGTTGATGAAAGCTGCTGGATTCGAGGCAACACCTGCTGAAGAGATGGACTTTGTACATGAAGAAAAAAAACCTTCAAGACCAGTACAAGAGGTTGTAGCTGAAATCTTAGAAGATGAGCCTAGTAGAGAAGAAATCATGATGGAGGTAGCTAAGTGTACTAAGGTTAAGCAATTAACTGACATTTACTTTACTTACAAGCAATCATTTGATTCTGATGAAACATTGATGAAG